TGTAGGACTTGCATAGCAATCTGCGCGCCTGTAGGACGGGCTGGCATTTCAATACCTGCAAAAATCTTTGTAAGATCATCAGTAACATTCTTAACCATTTCTTGTTGAGCATCTTGTGCGGGTTGCAGAACAGCGTCAGCCATGACTGGGTCAATGCTAGCGGCTGCAATATCAAGTAGTCCATCAATATTCATTCGATTATTAACATTGAGTTGATTCAATGCAACAAACCCTTGTAGTTTCTTTTCTACTGTTTCTGGGTCGCTGTCAAGAACATCAAAGTTAATCATGATGTCAAAGTTTTCATTAGGATTCCCTTTGTTCATTACTTGAGGGTCAGGGATACCTGTTACCTGGAAGAAGACCTCATCGGGTCCGAACCTCTGAAAGCACTTATATGCCATGCGAATTACTTCGGATACGTGGCTAAGGTATTTATCAACCATGAACTGCTGTCTGGATTGAGACATCGGATCACTTGGGTCAAGTCCAATCATTCTGTCAGCTTGATTGATTAATGTTTTCTCCATCTCCAGAGAACCTTGATTGTACGCTGGGGTAGGTGCGAAATCCAGATCACCCTTGCGGCGGTATGGAATCATACGACCTGGTCCCCAGTCATTGGGTGCTTGGCCTACTGGGTGCAGGATTGGAGGCAGGGTAGCTAGACTATTGCGGTCAATCCGTGAATCACGCTCGACTTTTACTTGGTTCTGAATACCACGAAGAATACTGGGAACGGTGGATACATCATAGAGACGCTTAGTGTCCTCGGACAAGCGTGTCACTACTACAGGATAGTCTTCGTATCCGTTAAGTAGCTCGAACTTTGCATATCCGGGAGTCCCAGTGCTATCATCTCCATCAAAGTCCTTATGAAATACTGTGCAATAAATTCCTTCGGAGCCATCCTCTTCGTTAATAAGTCTCTGGTATCCGTAAACAATTTCAATAAGTTCGTCAGCTTCATAAGCATTATCCGTTAGGCTCATGCTTCGACGGCCTTCTTGGTATCTTTCAATACTGCTAATGTTTACGCCTCGGTATCTTTCGATCATAATATCCACGAAGTCCTGATCCCAACCATCGGTTGTTACCTTTAGTTCTAATTCTTGTGGAGTATAATACGTTTTCCAAAAGCAATACGGAGCGCGCTGCGGATCGGTTACATATGGAGGAAAGATGAAGTCACCATCGGGTGCTAGGGTCTTAACCTCTGGGCAATTAATTTGACGACGCACGACGGGCAGTTTCGCGATTCCTTTTTTGCGTAGATCCTTGAGTGCGGTCTTTGCTCGCTTTTCCGTAACGCCGTCAAAAACTTGTTGTAAAAGCAGGATTAATTCTTCATCGTTTTCACCTCGCTCTACAGCTTGATAAATCTCTGGAGACATTTGTGCGATTTGCTGAAGGTCAATCTCTTGCTCAAAGGAGCGATCCTCCATGTGCCATCCAACGTAAGTAACTAGGAGTCCACGCTCGAGCAGGTAGTTAGCACCTAGTTCCATCTCCCTGTAAAAGCGGGGAATGTATCCGGATCGTATCATCCACTTGAGGAAGCCTGATACCAATTTGCTGCGGGCAATGTCTCCGCTTTCTATGGGGAATGCTCTGACGTTAGCCCTCTTGAGTGCGGACATGAACAGTGATGAGAGTTTAGTAATGCGTTCATCAATGAGATGGCACTCGCTATCGCTTGCACCTTCCCAGGGGAATGCGTCCGCTCCGTGCTTGCGGTGATCACGGCTCTTGCCCGGCCACCAGTTCCGTCGGTCGTCGTAGCTAGTGCGACATAAATCAAAATAGGATTCTAGCTCCGTTACCGTTTCCTCGTAGGCAAATCGTAGAGTTTGAATGTCCGGCTTGTCACCAACGTAGGTAAGAGCCTTTGAAATATTATTGTTCTGCATTTAGTCTATTTTTAATTAGTTGAAGCATACTCGCAAGATGTGTTCTGGAACTGCCTATCTTATCACATAACTCTATGTTTGTCATGGGAACTTTGGACTCATGCTTTACGTGCCGCTTAAAGGTCTCCCACATTATTAGTCTGTCCCTGTTCTGCTGATTCCATTTGTAATCCATCGTCAGGTTCTCGTCCTCAACCTCTCCAGTCTCAAGGTTCCTGTCATAAAATATCTTTGTTCTATCAACCTTTGACATAACGATAGCTGACTCCTGTTTCTGATTCAATCGCCTCAAAGCAGATCATCTTACCTAAGAATCTGTCTTTCAACCTGTTAGGTAATAGGACTGGAACTTTCTTTCCGATTTCTACGAAGTGAACCATATTAAACCTAGGGTTCGGGCATATGGATAGTACCTTGCCCCTGTAGTGCTTAGGTATTATTTCATTAATAAATAGGCCGTCACACAGGATGTCCTGTCCCTCCGGGCTGATCCAAGTGTTCTTGCCTTTACCGCTAATGTATTCTGGGGGTAGTTTTTCTTGGGCAATTTGCAGTGCTTCATCAAAATCAGCATTATGATATTCGGTAAACTCAGTTAATTTTATTTTCATTAGTATCCTCCTTGTTGTTTTCTCGTGATCCCCATATCGGAGGATGCGAAGTAGTCCGGACCCATACCGCCATTTGACATTCGCAAATAACGGATGAGGTCAAAAAAGTCCTTGAGTGCTTCGTCCGCTTTACCGGACGCATTATAATTAATCATACTATCTATCAGATTTCCGCAATCCTCATGCACATAGCAGCGAGGTCTGTTAGCGGGATCGAGATCATAGTTCGGGTTATAGAAGAACCAATCGTCCAAGCTAGTGTTACCTATGCCCTCCTGCTGTCCATCCGATGGGGTAAAGTTCATGCCGAAGTCATAGAAGGCCGTGAATAGATCCACATTGTTCTCATTTTCTTTGGCAAAGAATCTGGAGTCACCGATTCGTTCCGTGACCTCGATGCCTAGCTCCTCTTCAATCTCCTCAAATAGTTCGCAGTACCTCTGTACGTCATAGCCTATCTTGTCTGAGGCTGGACCCTTGCGCCACTTTGGGTCACCGAACAAGGCCCACTCACCATAGGTATCCCTGTCCGGCCACTCCCTTCGTATAAATATCTCCTCGTCCTCGGATACTCCTGCCCATATGGCTACATAGTTCCGAGCAAAGGCTGGGTCAACCACCTGATACCAGGTAAGGGACTTCTGATCAGGGAAGGTCATGTCGTATTTGTTCGGCTCCTCGCTCAGAACATTGACCTCCGGGCTGAAGTTAGGTAGCAGTGAAGTCATTGACTTCGTAGGCAATCCATAGGCACGGACCATGATCGTATCACGGTTCGCGTTCTTTAGATCCTTAGCTATGCGGTCATAACCACCAAAGGGGTTCTCGTCGGAGTGCAGGTAAACAACACCAGCATCTCGTTCGGGGCTGTATTGAATCACGGGAACCTGTTCACCATTGAGCAGGGGTGCAGTCCTAGTCTCGAGCGTCTCAGCACCTTTAAGGTAATCCGAAACAAATGGTGTGTATCCGTCAATAGGGGTAAAGCCCAGAAGCATCTTACTATCTCTGGTCGCAAGACGGAAGCGTAGGGTGTTGACTAGCGCAGCATCCCCTAAGTATTCGTCCAGCCAAGCCCCAATATTTGTTCCGTTGGGGTTACGGAAACCGAACTCAAAACCTTCTAGGATGGTTTGGTTATTACTGAACTGGGTATAGGTCTTGAAGTCCACCCTGGTCCTAGTGTCCGGGAAGATAAAGGAACTGCCCGTGAACCCGTTCTGCATACTGAAGTTAATGTAACCATCAATACTCTTGGTCTTCCTACGGAACTCTCTGGGCATCATCTCCCATACCGCAGCCTGCTGTACCTTGATTGATGTGTCCGCATTTTGACTGAAGCATACTACATGTCCGTCCATGTTCTCGGTCACGGATTCCATGACCATCTTAGCACATCCCGTTGTCTTCCCGCTTCTGTTACCCCCAAAGGTAATGACCTCATCGTAGTCCTGTAGGGCATCTCGCATCCTGCTCCAGCCTGGTAACTCAAATCCGTGACGAAGTGGATCCTCCTCCGCTGACTGTATCCTACCCTCGTGGGCTTCGTGCAGCGCAACCAATAACCTAGGATCCGCCTCACCTAGGATAACTATCTCC